GCTCTCTCGCCTCTGCCGCGCAGGCTGTTTTTGGCGGTCGAGTTAGGTTAAAAGGATATTCAATCGTTTCAGGTGGTACTGCTGGTGTAATTGAGTTTATTAATGGCACTCCTGAAGATGGAACTGTTTTATTTAAAGCCAGAACCATTGGAACTGACAACACAACGCTAGATAACACAATCCCAGAAGATGGTATTGTTTTTGAGAATGGGCTTTCTATCAAGTACACAGTGGGTACTATTGATATGATGAATATTTTCTATGCCTAGGAAAAAAGAAACACCGATAAGAACATCGGTCAAGTCTGGTAATTTTCGCGCCACTAAAAAAGGCGCGGGAATGACCGCTAAAGGAGTCAAGGCGTACAGGGCTGCAAATCCCGGAAGCAAGCTAAAGACTGCCGTCACAGGCAAGGTAAAGCCGGGTAGCGCGTCTGCTAAAAGGCGTAAGTCATTCTGTGCAAGATCAGCAGGTCAAATGAAAAAATTTCCAAAGGCTGCTAAGAATCCAAATAGCAGGCTTAGGCAAGCAAGAAAACGGTGGAAATGTTAATGAAACTTGAACAGCAGCAAGTTCAGGAACTCACTGTAGAACAGGTTATGGCAGAGCTTGTGAAGCATGAGGCCGAATGCAATCTGCGATATCAACGCATTGAAGAGCGTCTTGATGACCATAAGGGTCACATGTGCAAGTTAGATCAGCGTCTATGGTGGATTGTTGGTCTTGTGATCCTTGCTCCATTTTTACAGAGATTACTGTAATGACAATTAGTAGAGCTTCAATGCAGAAACAGTTAAAGGGGAATAAGATGCCTAAAAAAATGAAAAAGAAGCCAGTAACAAAGGCGTTTATGGGTTTGTTGACATCATCGCCAGCTTTGAAATTTCTAAAAGACAAGGGAATTATGAGCGGTGGCGCTCTTGGTCTGGGGCAGTTGGCAGCAAAAAAATTAAGAAATAAAAAGAAAGGCTCCGCTCCTGCGCCAGCAGCAGCAGCTAAAACTATGGGTAAGAAAAACCCTATGGGTGATCCCGGTCAGTTTGCTCCAGCCACACCAATGACAATGAGTAAAGGTGGTGCCATGAAGCGTAAGCGTCCGATTGATGGAATCGCACAGCGCGGAAGAACAAGGGCAAAGTAATGCGCCGTAGGGATTACGCATCTGAGTATAAAAATTATCAAAGCAAGCCGTCTCAAAAAAAGAAAAGGGCTAGTAGGAATGCTGCGAGAAGAAAAATGATGTCTGATGGCAAAGTGTCTAAAGGTGATGGAAAAGATGTGTCCCATAAAAATGGCAACCCAAGGGACAACAGATCATCTAATCTAAAGGTTGTTAGAGCGTCTGTTAATAGATCGTTTAGAAGAACAAGCACGGCAAGAAAGGCCAATAGGAAGTCCTAATGGCGAGGAGAGTAGAAAGTGTACACATCAAGCGGAAACGGATTCGCCGTCCCGGCAAACACAAAAAGAATGTCAACAAGCGAAACAAAGTCAAAACATTCTTTGGTTAAGGAGCATTGCGGCCCCAGATGTCCTAGATGTCAAGGCAGCTTAAAAACAGTTAATGTACATGGTCACGATCAGTGTGTTGTTTGTGGATCTGTAATAGATGATTGTTGTCAAGGAGAAGTATTGTGCGAAGGTGTCCAACCAAAAAACCAGTAGCTATGAAGAGTGGGGGAAGTGCAACTGTAAAAAACCCAGTAGCTAAAGCTGTAAAAAAAATTAAACCAAGCATAGTAAAGCCAAAGAAAGGTAAGGGGTCTTACAATAGGAAGGCCTCTTCTTTTAGTTCTGGTGGTGCAGCAAAGGTAAGATCTGCTGGCAAGGATTATATGGCAAGCGTTAGGGCAAAGACTCCAGCAACTGGAGTAAGGGCCAAAGCAAGGCAAAAGGCCGCAAAAGAAAAGATTGAGAAAGATTTGAATAAATCCCGCAAGGGTTTTGCCACCCCAGCCAGACAAGCAGAATTGAAGTCAGGCGGAAACGTAAAGAAGAAGGTTGGCAAAGTAGTAAAGGCTCTAAAGAAAGCCTCTAAGTCACATGCTGGTCAGGCCAAGACACTATCTGCTCTTAAATTAAGAGAGGGTGGGTCTACAACAAAAAGAAAGCCAAAGTTAAAAACGCCAAAAGGCACGAAGGGGTTTAAGGGAATCCAGCCTTTGAAACCCACTACCATGAGGGCAAGTAGATATGAGTCTGGTGGTGATGTTGAGCCAATGAAAAAGGGCGGCAAGACAAAGTCCCGTGTTAATGAAGCAGGAAACTACACAAAGCCCGCGTTAAGAAAAAGAATATTCAATAGAATTAAGGCTGGCGGAAAAGGTGGCGCTCCGGGTCAGTGGTCAGCAAGAAAAGCGCAAATGATGGCATCAGCTTATAAAAAAGCTGGCGGTGGATACCGAGACTAGATGTTCAGATATATATTATTTTGCGCCGTTGTTAATACTTCGTCAGTTGAAATAGAAACAGAAATAATAAGTATGCATGACACCATATCTGAGTGTCATGTGGCTAGTACGGTTCATGGCTTTGACAACGAAAAAGATCAGTGTTTTTGCATAGATATGGAACTTAGATAATATGATTGCAGAGACCCTCGCGGGTATATCATTATTCAAGGCGGCAGTTGATGGCATTAAAGGTGCTATCGGCACAGCTAATGATGTGGGTGATATAGCAAGTTATATAGATAATTTATTTGAGGGTGAAAAACAGGTACAGAAGTTAAGAAGTAAAAAATCAGGTGTTGGTGGTGTTGCTGATCAATTTGGTGTAAAATCAGTAGCAACTGAGGTTATTAATGCAAAACTTGCTAAAGAGCAAATGCAGGAAATAGCCTCTATGGTTGATATGAGGTTTGGTCACGGTACTTGGAAAAGTATAACTGAGGAAAGGGCCAAAAGAATAAGGGAAGCAAAGGAAGCGGCGGCAGCAGCCAAAAGAGAGCAGATAAAAAAACAAAGAGAGTTGGAAAATAACATAAAAATGGGTTTGGGTATTTTTGCTCTTACAATAATAATCATTGGTCTTTTTGTTTTTTTAATGGTTTCGGTAGCCGCAGCTCTTAATGTTTAAAAGTTATAGGGAACTTTATGCCGTTAAAAAAATCGCAAAGAAGTTTGAAGTCTTGGACTAAGCAGAAGTGGAGAACCAAGAGTGGAAAGCCGTCCACACAAGGGCCGAAGGCAACGGGAGAAAGATATCTTCCGGCATCAGCTATTAAAGCCCTCTCGTCTAAGGAATATGCGGCCACCACCCGTGCTAAAAGAAAAGCAACTAAGGCTGGTAAGCAGTTTGCAAAGCAGCCTAAAACGATACGAGCTAAAGTAAAGCCGCATAGGAAGGTCAAATAATGGCTGTTGTAACACCCGACCTACCAGAGATATTTGAAGAGGCGTTTGAAAGAGCGGGACTCTCTTTACAAACTGGGTATGATCTTAAAACCGCTAGGCGGAGTTTTAACCTTTTAACATTGGAGTGGCAAAATCGTGGACTTAATTTGTGGACTATCAATGCTGGGACGCAAGCTCTTACAGCAGGCACAGCAACTTATACGTTACCTACGGGAACGATTGACCTTATTGAGCAACAAATTCGTACAGGTACTGGCACGAATCAAGTCGATACTGACGTTCAGAGGATTTCGGTTTCTACATACGCTAAAACAAGCAATAAAAACGCTCAAGGCAAGCCTTCGCAGATCTTTGTGCAGAGACTGGCAACGTCTACAACTTTTACTCTCTGGCCTGTACCAGACAGTGCGGCATCGTATACGCTCGCTTATTACTACCTTCTGGGGATAGATGGGATAACTTCCGGTATATCTGGGACAGCCGCTGTACCACCTAGGTTTGTGCCTTGTCTGGTGACAGGATTAGCGTATTATATAGCTATGAAGAAACCAGAAGTGGCAAATAGGGTTGCCCCCCTAAAGCAGGAATATGAGTTCCAGTTTGAACTGGCAGCAAACGAGGACACTGATTCCTCTGCGTTAAAATTTGTACCATACGACACATTTTACCTAGGAGGGTAATATGCCTATAGTAATTAAAGAATTAGATCCCAAGACAGGAAAGCCAAAGTCAAAAGCAAAGAAAAAGAAGAATCCACCACAGGTTGCAAAAGGTGGCGGCATGATGAAGAAAAAGGGCATGCGCCGTGGCGGTATGATGAAGTCAAAAGGTATGGCTGCTGGTGGTAAACTTAAAATGGTTGAAAAAGATGGAAAGAAAGTTCCATTCTTTGCTGCTGACGGTAAGGGCAAAATGGCTGCTGGTGGTCGCATGAAGAAAAAAGGCATGAAAAAAGGTGGCATGATGAAGAAGGGCTACGCCAAAGGCGGGGCTGTAAAGGTTAAGTCAGGCGATACCCTGTCTCAGATTGCCAAGTCAAAAGGTCTTACTCTCAAGTCTTTGATGGCTGCTAATCCCGGAATCAAAAACGCCAATGAAATTCGCGTTGGACAAAGCATTAAGATGCCAACTGGTGGCGCAAAAACAAGGTCACAAATAGCATTTCAAAATGTCGATAAAAATCTAAACAGACGCGATAACGTTTATGCTGGAATGACAAAATCTTCTATGAAGGCACTAGCTGATGATACTGCGGCTAAAAGATCAAAGAAAGCTGGAACGCCAGTTTCTAAAAAACAGTCTGAAACAGCAAATAAAAGAGCTAGGGTAGGAACTCGCCTCAATCAGCTTGGCGCAATCAATAAGGAGCGTAGAGCAGCAGATGCCAGTAAAAAGCCGGTAAAAGCAAATAAAATACCGACTGGAAAAACATTAGCAAACACACCTAAGTCAGGTGCTGCTAAGGTTGCTGAAACTCGTATGGCTAGGTTGGCTAACAAAAACAAATTAGCCCGTAGAGCAGGTGGCGGTGCCATGAAGAAAAAAGGCTATGCTATGGGTGGAATGATGAAGAAAAAGGGTATGGCTAAAGGTGGTGTAATGCGCGGTACTGGTGCAGCCACAAAGGGTAAGCGCTTTGGACGCGCAGGCTAGTAAATGCCTAACGCGGTAGGAAAACACGCATATGGTGTATGTGATAAAACAGGGTTCAGATATAAGTTATCTGACCTTGTTTTTGAAATAAGAAACGGAACCAGAACAGGTATGCGTGTTGGAAAAGATGTGGTTGACCATGACCACCCGCAAAACTTCATTGGCAGGGTAAGAACCTCTGATGGTCAGTCACTGCCTAATGCAAGGCCAAATAGACTAGAGCCTGATGTAATTAATCTTTTGCAAGATAACCCGTTTACGACTGGCGCTTCTGGCGGAGTAACAACAACCATAACGGTGACAGAAGTTAATCACGAAAGAGACACGGGAGACACTGTAAGGTTTAGAACTGTCGAGCCGTTTGATGGCATAACTCAGGCGGTGATGGAACTGTCTACTGGGTATTCTATAACAAAAGTATCAGATGATACTTATACCGTTTCTGTTTCTGGCGGTGCAACAACGGGATCTGTTTCTGGCGGCGGCTTTTTTGCAAGCGCTGGGCCAGTAACAGCTTTAGGGTAGTAAAATGTCTTTTACATTTGGTGAGCTAAAAACCGCTATTCAATCTTACACTGACAACAGCGAGGCAACTTTTGTTGCTAATATCTCAAACTTTATAAAAGCAGCAGAACAAAGAATATTCTCTAATGTTGATTTAGAAAACTTTAGAAAGAACGCTACTGGTGTAATGGCTACGGGTAACCAGTATCTAAAAACCCCTACAGATTTTCTTGCCCCATTTTCCTTATTCATTACAACCTCTGGGAGTGAAGGCTTCCTTTTGGAAAAGGATGTCAACTTTATGAGGGAGGCATTTCCTGATGTAACATCAACGGGAAAGCCGCTGTATTATGGTTTCTTTGATTCATCTGTCACATCTGCAAGTGGTCTTGTAAATGCTAGTTTTATATTAGGGCCAACCCCTAATGCGGATTATACAGTTGAATTACATTATTATTACAGGCCAGCCAGCCTTACAACTTTGGCAGACACAGAGTACACATGGCTTAGTCAAAACTCTCCAAACTCTCTTTTGTACGGCTCTTTGATAGAGGCTTACATATTTATGAAGGGTGAACCTGATATAATTTCACTGTATGAATCTCGATTTGCAGAAAGTTTATCTAGGTTAAAAGACTTAGCAGAGGCCAGAGAAAACTCGGATGCTTACAGAGAGGGGCTTCCAGAAAGACCGAGGACATAGGGAGACAATGAAAATAGCTATAGTAGGGCTTGGTAGCAGTTACGCTGATTACGTTTCTGCGAGAATAGCCTCACAACATTTTGATGAAGTTTGGGGAATAAACTGCATAGGGGCGATCATACACGTTGATAAAACCTTTATGATGGATCCTGTGTCTAGGTTTTTAGATACAGAAAACGCGGGTACACAAACGGGTGTTGCCCGTGAATTTTTATCAAAAAACACAAAACCAGTGATTACCTGTCAACTGGACGATAGAATAAGTTACCTAGAACTTTTCCCATTGAAGGAGGTGGCTACAGACTTGGGCTTTTGTTATTTTAATAACACTGTGGCTTACGCTGTGGCATACGCAATATGGAGCAAGGTTGAGACTTTATGTCTTTACGGCATAGACTACACTTACAAAAATGTCAGCATGGCAGAGTCTGGTAGGGCATGTGTAGAGTTTTGGTTGGCTATAGCTGTTTCTAAGGGGATAAAGATAGAGGTGGCTCACAACTCGACACTTCTGGACACAAATGTTCCTGATAATGAAAAGTTGTATGGCTATCACAGGCTAGATGATCCACTTGTCCAGACGGTAAGAGATGGTGCGCTGCTAATAACAAGGCAGTCAGAATTTGCTCCGCCAGAGCCGCAAGATGATAAACCAGTTATATTTGGGAGGCATGATAATGTTTAGTCCGGGAGAAATGGCATTAGGGCCAGTGAATGTTATGACTTCAGATGAGGGTGGCCTTTCAAACGATCAGATTGCGGAGATGGCTACAAATAAGATTGTTTATGTTTCCGAAGACTCTCCAGAAGAAATAAGGCTTCAAGCAGAGGCATTTAGAGACAAAGTTAGAAATCTTCTACAATTCTATGTGGAGTTGGCGAGGAGGGAGGAACGTGCTACAATATGCGCTAAGGTTCGTGAAGCGGGTCAATTAGAATTAGCAGATGCTATAAGGAGAATATAATGGCAATCGCACAAGCAATGTGTACATCTTTCAAGAAAGAGCTAATGTTGGGTACACACAACTTTGCCACAAATGGCAATGCTTTCAAGCTGGCTCTTTTTGCAGAGGGCAGTGGGGGTAAGTCAAGCTCCACAGCTACTTTAGGTGCTACAACGACAGTGTTGGTAACGACTGGTGAGGTTGCGTCAAGCGGAACTTATGCTACTGGTGGGGGTACATTAACCAAGGTTGCCCCGAATACATCAGGCACAACAGCCTTTACAGATTTTGCTGATATAAGTTTTACTACAGCAACAATTACAGCAATGGGCGCTTTAATATACAATAGCACAAATAGTAACAAGGCTGTGGCTGTGCTGGATTTTGGATCAAACAAAACGTCAACATCAGGCACTTTTACTGTTCAGTTTCCTACAGCAGACGCGAGCAATGCGATTATTCGCATAGCTTAGTGGAGTAAACATTGGCTAATATTACCGGATGGGGTAGAGGCACTTGGGGCCAAGGGACTTGGAGCA